CAGTCATCGACGACATCCGGCGGCAGGCTAGCAACATCCGGCGGGATTCTGCCGGCGTCCATCACCTCAACGCCGATCGTGGCGAGATTCTCGCCGGCGATGAGCAGAACGCCCAGCGACTCGACACAATCGCCGAACGCCTCGCGGCAGGCTACGACGACCACGCGGCCTGCCTCTGTACACCGACCAGTCGGTGTCAGTATCACACCCTGCCCTAGCCCGCTATCCCCTCGCTTGCCGTAGGGCACGACTCGGAGCCAGCCCGAGGCGAGGGACTCAACTACCCAAAGGAGAAATAACCCATGATTATCGAACATCTTTACACCGCGAAAGGCGGACAGGGTTGCAGCGTCGTCGCCGTGCTCGCCGCGTTAGCGCTCGACGACGACCGCCGCGTTCTACTGGTCGACGCCGCGCCTAGCGCCGACCTCGCCACCATCGCCGGTAGCGTCGATCGCGTCGAGGGGTGTATCCCCGTCATCGCCGACATCCAGACGGTTACCCCGATGATCGATCTCGTCCGGATGGTCGAGCCGGACCCGGCCGTGCTCTACGGTCGAGGCTACGATGTCGTGATCGTCGATCATGGACTCGGCGCCGAGCCCCGGCCGTGGCCAGCACCGGATCTCGTCAACCGGAACTTCAAGTGGCGCGAGGCGGCTGGCCGGTGGACGCTGGTCACGCGATCGTGCTATCTGGCACTTCAACACGCGGTCGCCCAGCCCGCCCAGCCCGATCAGATCGTTGTCGTCACCGAAGCCGACCGATCGTTGCGCCTATCCGATGTCAAGGCGGCGGTAGGCGCGCCTGTCGTCGCCACCGTGGACGTGTCGACCGCAATCGCGCGAGCGGTAGACGCCGGCCTACTCACGACCCGCCATATGGGCGCGGCGACCCGCGGCCTAGCGGGCCTCGTCAACGCTGAGGTGTCGCGATGAGCGCGGCGACGGTAACGCGTCGGCCGATGTCAGCCGATGAACTAGCGAACGTGGTCGACCTCGGCGGCCGATCATGGGTCTATGCGATCCTTGAGACGTTTTGGCTGTTCGGTGTCGACTTGACCGACCCGGACTGCCCGAACATTCGGCCCGGCGATTATCAGATTCCGTCTGACCAGTGGGGCGCGATCGCGGCGTCATGCGGGCAGTCCGACGCTGATCGGCTCGCCGGCGCGAACCACATGTTGGATTGGATGAACTACGGACCGGGGAGTTACGACCCGCCCGAGGCTTCGTCATGAGTACCGACATGGTGGACGAACTCCACGCGGCCGAGGATCGCGCCGACCGATACCGCGCGACACTCGATCGCATTTGGGAAGCTCTCCAGATCCCGTTCGAGTGGTCGGCAGACACCCCTGAGACAGTCTGTGAGATCATGCATGATGCTGGCTGGCGACAGGTCGACGAGGATCACGCGATGATCCGCGCCGAATATGAGCATGATGCCGGGTCGGTCGCCGAGGTGGCCGAACGTTGGCCGAGGATTGCCGCTGCGGCTCGACGCGACCATACGCCGCCCCGCGAACATCGACTGGCGTGCGAGGATCACGACATCGACGATGATGACGCCGACCTCGCGGGCTATTGCGGCTGTTGGTGCCACGATGAGTAACGCGACCACGTACCCTGAGTTCACGTACTCCAAATGGCGTCACGGCGGCTGGTACGTGCCAGAGGTCCGGTACCCGTCCGGCGCGTGCGGCTGTGTCGGCCGCAACGCGGCCGGTCGCTGGGTGGCGGTGTCCGCCGACTGGCTCGGAGAATTCAAGACGCGAGGCGGGGCAGCACGCGCCGAATGGCTGTACGTCCGGAAACTCAACGAGCGCCGCGCCGTGTATCTCGACCTCATTAAGGACATGTTCGACTTCGAGGCGACCGAGAAAACGCGGTGGGGCGACACACCGGGATGTGACTATTACCCGGACCCGAACACCGACACCGATAAGCCGTTCCTGTTGTGCGAGTCGAGCCGGTACGGACAGACGTGGTTGACGTTCCATAAGTCCGCCAACGCGGCAGCCGAGCGCCATATCAACCAGGAGTACGCGGAGGATTGGGAAGCGGACCTGCTCGTCGACCTTGATTGCCCGGCGGACGAATATCGGATCGAGGTTCGCGCGTTCGCGACGAAACTTTGACCCGGAATCGGCCGACCTCGCGCAAAACTTGTGAGGTCGGCCGATTTGCCCGCGCCTGACCCCCCACCCTCATCGTGCTCGTCGCTTAGAACGCAACACAGCACATCATCCCAGCTAGAAACCCGCAAACGAAAGAGAGAACCCTTGCCATGACCATGAATCAAGACATACGAGAGAACTTTGCTCACCCGGCGCTCGCCCCAGGAGGTGTGAGCCAGTCGATCATCGACCGGGTTGCCGCCTACTTCGCCGTTCTACTCACGGCCGGTGGGCACGCCCACGTCACGCTAGAACCCGACGACGCCACCCGATACGAAATGATCGCCGTCCGCAGGAACAGATCACAGGCGGGCCCACCGTTCATATTCGCGTCGAGCTTCGGGGCGGCTTACCCGTGGAACGGGACACCGACTGTTCACCCCGATTACGCGACCGAGCACTACGTCGCGAACGGTAACGGGTGGACTGGCGTTGTGATCGCCCTGTTCCTCAACGCAGCCGCCGAACAACTGGTGACGCGATGAAAGTATGCCTCATTTGCGCGGAGGCGCAGCGATGAGCAACGCGGTTGGTTACATCCGGGTCAGCACCGACAGCCAGGTCGACGGGTTCGGCCTCGACGTGCAACGCGACAGCATCACCGCGCACGCGGCAGCGGTCGGCCTCACACTGGTCGACATCTTCGCGGACGAGGGGATCTCGGGTTCAGAGGATGTCGCCGGCAGGCAGGGACTCGCCAACGCGCTCGACGCGTTGACATCGGGTAACGCGACTGTGCTGATCGTCCCGAAGCTAGATCGGTTGGCGCGTGACTTAATGGTGCAGGAGTCGATCCTGGCGGACGCGTGGAAAGCCAACGCGACTGTTGTGCCGTGTGTGGAGGGGGAACGCCTGTATTGTCAGCCTGATGACCCGACAGATCCGAGCCGGGCGTTGATCCGTCAAGTGTTAGGCGCGGTCGCCGCGTACGAGCGGGCGATGATCCGGGCGCGCCTCGTCGCTGGGCGCCGGCGTCGTATCGCCCGTGATGGGTATGCGGGCGGACCTGAGCCCTTCGGATGGGCTAACGCGACAGAACAGGCGACGTTGCGCCGCGTCGCCGAACTTCGAGCTCACGGGCTCACATGGGCCCGGACCGCGTCGGAACTGAACCGGGACGGCATGTTGAAACGCAACGGGACCCGATGGTCGGCATCGCATCTACATCGCACGTACACACGCGCCGGTCAACGCGGTAGCGGTATTCAGGCGGTCCCAGCATGAGAACGTAACGACGGCGTAGCTTGTGCGCCTTCCCCGTTTACTCCTTTAGGGTGGAGGCTGCTGTTGTCCCCGTATCCGGACCGAAGATGACCGGTCCGGGTGCTGTTGGGGTGGAGTTGCAGGCTCGAGCGACCCGGCCGAAAGGCCGGGTTGTTCTCGTTGTACGCGATGGTGTAGTGTGGACGCTATGGCACAGGTGCAAACGGTTTACGACATGACGGTTCGGGAGGTGGCCCGCCGGTTGGATGTTCCACCCGAGACGGTGCGACGGTGGGCACGCGACGAGGTGGTGCCCGCCCGCAAGAACATTTCGGGGTTCTGGCGGTTCAATCGGGCCGACATCGACGGTGTGCAGGTCGCCGCCGTGATCGAACGGACGACGCCGTGAACGACGCCGACACCGATGTTGTGGCCCGGTTGCGTGCCCTCGCTAACTGGTTAGAGACACGACCGACCATCGCGAACCAGAGCAAGTATCTGTTCCACACCGCCTACGTATTCACCGATGCGGACTGTTGGCAGGACTGCCTCGCTGAGCTTGGCACCTTCACAAAAGGGACCGACGACAAGTACCTTGAGGCGACCGTCGTACTCCCTGGCGGTAGCCGCGTGTGCTTAAATGTGGCGAAGGAGGCCACCTGTCAACGGGTCGAGGCCGGCGTGCGTGAGGTCGAACGCGAGGTGTACCCCGCCGACGTGCAACCTGAGATCGTCACGGAGACGGAACTGGTTTACGAATGGGTGTGCCCCGACTCGTGGCTCAACCCGACCGAGGTGTCGGCATGAGCGGCTCTAGCCATCGCCGTCGTCCGCTACACCGTCGACCCCGACTCGATCGTGTGGGTTGACCGATGACCGGCCCGCTCTACCTCAAATGGACCGCCAAAGGTCGCTTCCCGTCCTACCAGGGCGGCACCCCGATCCCGTACCGCAAATGGACCGACCGGGTTGCCGACCCGATCCTCTGCGAACAGGGTTGGCACGCCTGCCGATGGGAAGACGCCATCCACCACATCGCAGCCGAGCTATGGGTCGTCGAGTTGGACGGGCAGATCGTCGAAGGTTCTGACAAGGTTGTGGCGGAACGGTTAAGGATTGTGCGACGAGTTCGGCTGTCCGACCGGGCGCTGCGGTTGTTCGCCGCTGATTGCGCTGAGGCGGTGTTGCCGATCTTTGAGCGGGCATACCCGAATGATGATCGGCCTCGGTTGGCGATCCAAGCGGCCCGTGATTACGCCAACGGCCTGATCTCGGCTGCCGCCAGGGATGCCGCCGGGGATGCCGCCAGGGATGCCGCCTGGGCTGCCGGGGATGCCGCCAGGGATGCCAGGGATGCCCACTGGGCTGCCAGGGCTGCCGCCGGGGCTGCCTACTGGGCTGCCTACTGGGCTGCCAGGGATGCCGCCGGGGCTGCCGCCTGGGCTGCCAGGGATGCCGCCGGGGATGCCGCCAGGGATGGCTGGGCTGCCGCCTGGGCTGCCAGGGATGCCGCCAGGGCTGCCGCCTGGGCTGCCAGAACCGCCAACCTGCTCGGCAACTACGCCGGACTCAACCCAACCGACTACGCACACCGGAGCACCCCATGAGCGCCGGTGATGACGACCTCGAGAACGTGCGAGCAGCGATCGACGCACACGGATATGTGACCGTGATCGCCGTCATCGACCAAGCCACGAAGGACGCCCTTGTGCTCCAGGCGGCGTCGATGAACGTGCCGCCACTGATCATGGAGGCGTTGCGAGAGAAAGGCTGGTCGCATCTCGAGATGGTGGCCGGTGTGGCGTTGCAGTCGGGTGTCACAGCCCTCAGTCAGGATGGCTGACATGACGATGATGGACAGGTACACGCTCGAGCGGGCATACGACCGCGAGGACTGGCTGGCGCAACGCCAGCCGTATTTCAATGCGTCAGCCGCAGCGTGTCTATGGGACCGTCACCCGTACGAATCTGCAGCCGATTACGCCACGAAGAAGCTGACCGGAGTCGACAACGATGACGAAACGTCGGCGATGAGACGAGGCAACTATCTCGAGGACGGTGTGGCTGAGTGGTGGGCGTTCGAGGACGGTGTGACTGTGATCGAACCCGGTGTCCTGTATGCGTGCGGGCCGGTGTTGGCGACCGTTGACCGGTGGGACATCACCCGTGACCGACCCGTGGAAATCAAAACGGCGTCCGGGCATCATTCGGAGCCGCAGGACTACTGGTTGGATCAGTGCCAGGCGATCATGTTGTGCGCCGATCGGGACGTGATCGAACTGGTGTGGATGGACGGGTCCCTCGACTTGGCGTCGATGACTGTTGACGCGGACGAGGTGCAACAACGGGACCTGATGAATCGGGCGGAACGGTTCATGGCGGCGATCGAGTTGGGGATGGTGCCCGACTGGATCATCCCGCAACTCAAGCATCGCCATGTCGCAGCGTTGAACCCGGAACCGGTCGGCGAAGTCGAGTTGGATGAGGCGACGGTGGATCTGATGTTCAACTATCGGGATCTGAAACTACGCGTGAAGGAAGCCGAAGTCGAGATGGACGCGATCAAAGATGTCGTGGCCGGGGCGCTCGGAGGTCACGAGGTCGGGTTGTGGGATGGCACCAAAATCGTGTCGTGGAAGCCGTCGAAGTCGTCGAAGTCGTTGGACAAAGTCGGGTTGACGGAGGCGCACCCCGAGTTGGTCGCCGAGTACACCGTGGAGAAGCCGGGTGCGCGCCGGTTCTTGCCGTCAGGGATATGAACGTCCCCCCGGTGCTCTTGGTGTACTGCCGTAAATGCGACCGGTACATCGCATACGAACCATTACACAAATGTCAACTCCCCTACCCATATCAACAGAAACGGATCGCTGAGCGGTTCACTCACGAAGCGAGGCTAAGAACATGACTGGTACCGATATCGAACGGCGGCCCTCGAGCGGGCCGACTGTGCCCGCCGCTGAGTGGGCGTTGATGAACTCGCAGGCGGAAGCGTTGGCGACATCCGACATCATCCCATCGGCGTACAAGCGGAAACCAGCGAACGTGTTGGTGGCGGCGTTGACCGGCCGGCAGCACGGCTGGGATGTGATGACGAGCATGAACCAGGGTCATGTGATCGAGGGTCGTTGGGGGATGAAACCGGAGGCGATGGTTGGTCTGGTGCGTCAGGCTGGGCATTCGGTTACCGGTGAGGTGCGTGCTGATGGTGCGACGGTGACAGGGGTCCGAGCGGACAACGGGGACACGATGACGTTCACGTTTTCGCTCGACGACGCGTTGCGAGCAAACCTGTGCAGGTTGAAGGACGGGAAGCCGTTTGCTCGGTCGCAGAGCGGGAAGCCGTTGCCGTGGGAGCAGTATCCGTCAACGATGTGTTGGTGGCGTGCTGTCGGACTGTTGTGTCGGGTCCTGTTTTCGGATGTGACGATGGGAGCTCATTCAGCCGAGGAACTTGGGGCGTCGATCAGCGAGGAAGGCGACGTGATAGATGTCGGCGAGGTCGAACACGCGTCGGAAGGCCCGCAAGAATTGTCGGATGAAGCGATCGCTAAGTTCCGGCGGCGGTGTGAGGAACGTGAGGTGGACTCTGACGCTGTGTTGCATCGGGCGTTCGCTGACGGGGTGCCGGCTCCGTTGTTGGATGAGCATTTGCCGGCGATGCGGGATGCGTTCAAGGAGATGGTCGCCGAGGGGGAGGGTGACATCGTGGACGGCGAAGTCGTTGAGGACGCCGAGGACGCCGAGGACGCCGAGGCGTCGGGTTGGGTGTCGGCGGAAACCGGTGAGGCGCCGGCACCCGCCGATGACGGGTCGATGCGTCCGGCGACGAAACATCAGGTCGGGAAGATCAAAGGCGAGTACAAGCGGCTAAAGGTGGAGGATCGTGATGAGCAGCTGGCGACGACGGTCGCGTTGATCGGTCACGACATCACGTCGCATAACAAGTTGACGTGGCAGGAGGCATCAGCGACGATCTCGACGTTGACCGGGTACGAGACACCGCCTGAGCAAACCGAAATGGACCTCGAAGGTGGATGACCACGGTTTGACGTGGCGTGATTGGGTGGCCGACCCAACCGTGCTCAGGATCTGCACCTGCGGCCACGCCGAACAAAACCATCGGCCGATCTGCACCGTGGCCCGCTGCGTGTGCGAACGATTCTCAGCGAGGAACCCATGAACCTAAACGCTGACGGCGGTATTGACCTGACCGGTCAGGATCACGCCATGATCCACCGGGCCAAAGCACGCTGCCCTATCATCGTCGACATCGACGGACGCCCCGTAGACGCCGTACTCGTCGCATGGAAACCCCGCCGGTCGGACGGGTCACGTCGCCGCAACGTCGCACGAGTCCGGTTCAGCAGCGGGCGACTGTTGACCGTGAAACCCGACCAGATCCAGATGCCAGCGGTAACACCGTGAGCCTGTGGTGGCGGACATGATCGCCTATCCCAGCCGACCCGATGACCACTATCGGACGACGACTCGAGCATGGTGCGGTTGCGGCGAATGGTGCTACCTGCCAGACGGCCACCCGTGTTCGTGTTGCCAGGTTGCAATGGCTGAAGCCAACCCGTGCCCGCACTGTGATGGGACTGGCCTCGCCACTGGCAGCGTCGATGACTGAGGTCGTGCTGACATTCGAGCCGCCAGCCGACCCGATCTCCATGAACGAAGGGGACACATGGAACGTACGAACCAAAACCGCCGCATGGCGCGACCGCGCCTATTGGGCATGGTGCGAAGCACACCCCGGCGCCGGACCATCCGGGCGAACCTTCCCGCACCCAGCCGCCGTCCACGTCGTGATCCCGTTCCCAGCGAACCGCCGCCGCGACCCCATCAACTTCGCGAAAACGGTGAAACACATCGTTGACGGACTCGTGACCGCCGGCGCATGGCCCGACGACACCCTCGAATACGTCGAACAGAACATCCCGACCCTCGTCGTCGACCGGCTCGCCCTCGTCGTCGTCAGAGTAACGAAGCGATCTCAGGTTTGATGACCAGCAGACACGACCGGTCCGCCGGCGCGATCAACGCATCACCGTTGTTCCACAACACCCGCACCCGGAGCTCGTGGGTGCCGACACCCCATAGCCGGATTTCGGTGCCAGTCCAGTCGTAGGTGACAGTCGCGGTTGTCGGGTTCGCGATCGTGCATTCGTTCTCGACCATGACCCCGTTCTTGATGACCTGCAAGTAGCAGAGTGAGTCGGCCAGGTTAGCGGCGACCCCGTTGTGATCTTCGATGACGGCAGCGAAACCGGGGAGCGAGTCGCCGGCGCGTAGGTCGATGCGTTCGACGGCGAGGGTGGAGGTCATGCTGTCAACGCCATTTCTGCGGCCATAGCTGCGAGCCCGTCAGCGTCGGTCAGCCACCACGGACCGTTCGTGCCGCCGGCGGAATGGTACCAAATCCAGCCGACACAATCCGGGTCGGACTGGCACCATGCGATCCCGGTTGAGATCCAGTTCGCCAGATCGGCGCCGGTCCGTTTCGTCCCGGTTTCCCCGACACCCCAAACTGTGCCGCCAGCGGCCTTCCACAGTGTGACGGTCGCCTCCGTTTGCTGTTGCAGCGTCCGATTAGAGTTCGGATCGTACGAGTCGATCCACAACGTGAAGTCAGCGATCCCGGTCGTCGGGAACAGATCAGCCGATGACGTTCCTGATGCCGGTTCAGGGTCGCGTTCGTTCCACGACATCAAACACAACGACGGTTTGATCCAGGCGTTCGATCCGTCAGCGACCCACGCAGCGTGAAGGAACCCCATGAGGGTCCGGAACTGTGCCGGTGTCATGTTGTCCTCGGGTTCGTGCCATGCCGTTACCCAGGAGATGAAATCGGTGCCCGCGCCGTCGTTGTCGTTGGGGACGGTCGCCAAGAACGTCGCCCATTCGGCCTGCGTCGGTCGGGTGACTGACGGTGCTTTCATGGACACAAACCGGTGACGGACTCCTTCGTCTTGGGAGAAATCGTTGGCTGCGTTGCCGCCGGTCGCGAACGAGGTCGCCAGGTCGCCGTCGTATCGGCGGGCGATCTGCAAATGTGCGCCACCCAGGTCAGCCTCGAACGCCGCTGTGGCGGCAGGGTGTGTCGTGGCGGTGAACACCGGGTCAAGGTCGATGGACGACCCGATCAAGAAGTTGACGCCGGACGGCAACACGACATCTTTGAACGTCGCTTCTACACCGCAAAACATGACGCCGACACCGGTCGTTTCGGGTGCAGCCTCGATTTCGATGGCATACAGGTACGCCTTCGCGGTGGGCCCGGCCGTGTGAATCCAACCAGGTGTCAGATCGGCGGTCGCCGGCATCGTGTGTCCAGCCAACCAGGTCCCGGTCGGCGACGACCCCGACCCGAGCGCCGTAAACGAAGTCCAGTCGTGATCGCCGCCGGCGTCCGCGTCCATCTCGAGACGGGCCGTGGCCGAACAGTCGACGTTCGCGGCGACGAACACGAGCACCGCGTTGTTGGAGGACCCCGGTGTAGCCAACGTGACCGGTTCGGCGAGCGTGCCCGATGGTGCTGTGTGCGAAACACCGGAGTATTGGACTGGCGCTAACCCGCCGGGCACCTCGAGCACGAGCACGTCAACGTCTGCCGGGTCGGTCGCGTAGGTGACATCTATTGTGTCGGTCCCACCCGATGTCGGCCGTCCCCAAAACGTGCTGGTTTTACGCATCGACGCGGGGATCGAATCCCAATACGTGTCAGCGCCGGAAACGTCAGCCCATGTGACGCCCATCCCGGTCACACCAGGGGTAGGTGGCTCAACGGAGTCCAGGCGTGCCTGAGTGATCTGAACTACATACACGGTGTCCGCGAGATAGGCGAGCGAAGCCGTCGACACCACCCCAACAGGGGGCGTCGGATCGAACACATGATCCCATTCTGTGATTGTGCCGATCGCCACCGTTTACCTCAGATCGCGTAAGTTGACTCGATGACAACGACCAGGTTGGAGCCTTCCGTCGACGCCAGCCCGGTCTGGTCAATGTCGATCGACAGCCAGTCGCCGTCGACCATAGCGGTCACGTCAGGAACAACCGTGTCGAGAACAGCGGTCGGGATGATCGTGATTTGGTTCGATTGTGGTGAGTGAACTGTGGTGCCGTTCAAGTTCACGTCTATTTTCACGTCGGCGCCGACCGGGGAGTCGGCGTTGCCGAGCCGACCGGTGATCTTCGTCAGCGTCTCCGGGCGGGTGATCGGCCACTCGATCACACCGGTACCGACAGCGAGCGCGCCGGGCACCGAGAACGTCCTGGTTTCAACAGCGGTGTGAGCGTGCGAGTGTGCAGCCACAGACACACTGATATCCCCGGTGTCGAGCAGGAGCGACGTGTCAGCCATGCCGTGCTGAGCGGTCGTGTCCGCTGCGTGAACAGCGAGCGCCGCAGCAGCGGTCGCTTCCGCAGCGGTCTGAGCGGTCGCGGCCGTGCCGAGCACATCGAACATGAACGCCAACGCAGTCCACGCGGTCGTGCCGTCACCTAGCTTGCCTTGTTTCAGGTCGGTGTCCCACCCGATTTCACCGGCGAGCAGGATCGGGTCGTTCGACGCCCAGTCAGCGGTCGTGTCGTATCGTTGTTGGCCTTTGCCGTCCAAAGTGGTCATGTTGTCGCGTCTCCTAGTGTGATCGTGTCAGATCCGGTCGCTGCTGCGGTGCCCATCGTCAACAAATCTGCGCCCGTTGTATCGGCTGTGCCGCCAGTCCACAGATCGTACGGGCCGATGATCGGCGGCGGCGCGACCTCGATCGCTCCGCCGTCCGACACGAGCAGGGTGCGGTTGTCGTGCGCTGGGATGGTGAGTTGCCGTTCCGACAGAAACGTCAAAATGATCCCCATACGGTACGTGCCAGGATCGGTCAGGTCGCCGTCCGTCATCGTCCGCGTCAATGTGTCCGCCGTGCCGTCGACAGTGAGCCGCAACCCGATCGCGACTGGGTGCCCCCACGAAACCCTGTCCAACCGCAGTTCGGCAGCGGAAACCGTCGATAGGTCCAAGACGGTGCCCTCACCGGACTCGAACGGTCCGCCGAACGCCACCACCCGGAACGCGAAGTTGTCGTTCGGGAAAGCGTCACCGACTCGAGCACGGAAGGCATGAGGGGCCGACAACCCGGACGTGAGCGGCACCGCGACGTACACCTGTAGATCGGCCGGGTCGGTTGCTCTGGTGCCGTAGATCCCGTCGCCGTAGTCGAGTGCGACGTTGCCGTAGGAGACACCCGGAACCGAAATGTTCTGGATGAGGCGAAGCCGATGCTCGATCTGTGACGACATGATGAATCAGGTCTTGATGATGTAGTTGATGACTTGGTAGGGCTGCACGTTCTTGTCGGTGCCGGCCTCGGTCACGTCGCCGTTGTCGGTGCCCGGCGATGTTCCACCGGTCGTGTTTGGTATCGACGGGCCACCCGAGTTGGCGTTCGTTGATGGACCGGTCGACGCCACGTCGAGGTCATAGAACGTCTGGTCGGACGGTGTGCCGGACTGCTGAGCGAAATCGGAGCCAGCGACGACCGCCTTCGGGGTGACCCCAAGCCCGCTGTTCGTCGAGGTGTGGGCGTGAGCGATCGTATGGGTGTGGCTGCCCAGCCCGTGCTCGTGCCCGTCGACAGTGTGAGCATGGTTGACGGGCACCGCGTCCCTTGAACCGCCGTCCTCGCCGAGGGTGTTGAACATCACGACCAATGCGTCTCGTCCGACCGGGACACGACCCTTCAAGTCGGGCAGATTGAACGTCGTCGATCCGTCGCCGACACCGAACGACGTGCCGATCGCAGCGAAAAGCGCAGCGTACGTAGTGCGATCGACAGCCGAATTGTCGCACAACAGATACCCCGAGGGGGCCGAACCGCCACCGTACGCCGAGATGACACCGGGCGGCACCATCGCGCTGATACGGGCCGCAACGTCAGCGAACCCGCCCTTCGGGTCGGCGCCAAGCTCGTTCACGATGTCCGTCAACGCATCAGCGGTCGCGTTGTGGTCGGACGGGTGGTTGGTGAACGTCACTGTGCCGTCTGCTCGGCTGTTCGGTGGGATCGTGGGCGGATACGCCATGTCTGTTCCTATCTGCGGCTGGCTTCACGCCGACGCCGGTCGATTTCTCGTTTCCTTTGGTCACGCAACAGTTGTTTCGTGTCTATCCGGTCGATCCGTGGCAGGTTCAACCCTCGCAATACTAGATCACCGAAGTGGCCGGTGGCGGGTGCCTCGTCGTCGAACTGTTCAGGGCCACGATCACCGGACCCGTACCGGAAGTCGCCCGGTCCGAGCACGGCGTCTCGCAGCGCCCGTGTTTGCGGGAGGATACCGGAAGCCTGGTACCCGATTTCGCCGAGCCCGCCCAACGGGTCGCCTTCGATGGCGCGCCGGATCGGAGACTTCGGGACGACACCACCCCACATGTCGGTCGCCTGATCGCCGAACGGGCGGGTTACCGGCCTCATTCTGTCGATGTCCACCCCGAGAGCTTTCCCGGTGAGGTCGATCACCGGTGAGAACCCGCCGGTGAACGTGTCCAGCCGGGTCGGGTCAAGAGGCAACGACCGTGGATCGCCGAACGGGGACAGTCCGCCGATGTTCAAGAAGTTGCCACCACCCAACGGCATCCTCGACCCCAACAGTTGCCGCATCTCATCGCCGTACTCAGGGTCGTTCATCATATTCGACAGATGCAGGAGCCACGCCGCCCGAGTCGGAGACTGTAGCGGCAACCGGACAGCAGCGACCGTCTGATGTCGCATCCACGCGTAGAACGGCATGGCCTGACGCACATAGTTGCGTTCGAACGGTGTCATCCGAGTGAAGTCGCCCATCGTGCGAAGCCCTGCCCTGACCGCAGCGTCGGCATTCCCCGTTTTTTGGAGTTCCTTGAGGTACACAGCGGACCGGCCGATGTTGTCAACAAACTCGTTCATGTTGTACGAATACTCAGCGACACGGTTCAACCCGCGTCCTGCCCTAGTACGGGCGACTTGTTGACCCTTCTCGCCGTACCGCAACCGGTGTTCGTTGTAGGTGAGCCCGTGCGACGCGAGAGCGTCCGGTGCGAACGACGCGAGCCCGCCCTGCTCCCACAACTGTTTCCAGCCGCCATCGAGTTTCTGGATGTCGTTGACGACTCGCATCAACTCGATCGGGCTCATCCCATAGTTGAACATCGCCATGAAAGCGTTGCCGACGAGGTTGCCGGTAAGCCAACGAGGCGACAGTGCCAGGACACCCGTCTTGAACATCCGGTTGCCTTTGTCGACGGTCTGGTAGATGACACCGCCGGGACGATCCGCCCGGCTCAACTGGTCGGCGATCGCTTTCGGGATGACCACCGTGTCGTACCCGATGCTTCTGGTGCCAGCAGGCACGTCGTAGCCTGCGTCGTTCAACGCGGCCTTGATGTCTGAGGGGTGCATCATCGTGTCGTGCGGGTGGGCGCGTTCCCAATTCTTGATCGCGTCACCGATGACCGATTTCGCTGGGCGACCCATGTTCGCTTTGATGAAGTCGTTTGCGCTGTTCTGCAAGAACTTGGCGGCTTGGTCGATCTGCAACGACGTTTGATCGGCGAGGTCAACGGCACGCAACCCGGTCGTGGATTCGTGCGATGCCCGCAACGCCGACCGGCGCCCGCCGGACGGACGCCCAGCGGTTTGGGCGTGCAACGGAGGTTCGCCACCCGGCAAATACTGTGGGTCGAGCCCGGCGTCAGCCATCTGTTGCATCGTCGTGGGGACATCCTCAGCGAGTTCCATCAGGAGCGCCGCCGACGTATGATCGCCGGCGTCAGCGAACACTTCGGCTTCGGTGAGCAACCCGTCGATGTTGCGGCGGGCGTGCTGCCCGATCGCGCGCCACGTCTTAGGCATGACCCGAAGTTGAGCGTCGTACGATTCCTGTAGGAACCGGGTGCGAGCCTTCGCGTACTGCGCCCAGCGTGCCTCAACCTGCGACCGGACGCCCTGACTGGACATCACTTCGTCGGGCATCTTCAAGTCGTCAATCCAGCGGGCCCGACGAACATGGTCGATGACCCGGAACGGTGTGTTCGCTGCCCCACCGTTCTCAGCGGAACGGGTGACGATCTGGTCTATCTCAGCGAGCAGCTGGTCGGCCTGCCACGACCGTTCGATGGTCGCCAAGTCAACATCGTCGAGGCGGACACCGCCGTCCTCGAGGACTCGTTGCAACGCGCCACGAGCAGCGACCGGCATGATCTGGCCGTTCTCTGCAACCTTGAGTTCGTCGTGGAGTTGGGCCACGAGTTCGTCGTGGACCCCGTACTTGTGGGCCATGTCACCCATCACACCGGTCACTACGTCCGGGGTGTCAGCCTTGCCGGGCTCAAGCCGCCCGAACTGCGCCTCGATACCTCGGATCGACGACGCGATCGACTTGATAGCGGGCTGGTTCTTGTCCTTTATCAGCCGTTCGATGAAGTCGCGTTTCAACTCGGTTGGCAGTTCGGCGATCTTGGCGTTCCACCCAGCCAGCGACCGTTCGACATTTTGGACGGCGGCGAGCCGCACGTTGGCGCGTTCCCGCAATGTGCCCTCTTGGCGGATCGCACGCTCAGCGGGCGAATACGGGCTGGTTTCGTTCCCCTGGGCATCCTTGCCCTTCCGACGCTTCCACGTCCGCCTGGCGGCAGCGGCGGCGTCCAGAGTGGCTTGGAATACCGGCATGGACCCGTCGAACGCGTCAGCAGCAGCAGCAGCCCTCTGTTCCGCCCCAACAGCGTCATCGACGCGCCGGGCAGCCGTCGCAGCGTCACGGGCGACCTTAGCGGTGTGCTTCTCGAGGATGTCCGCCAAACGACGCTGGTCGACACCCGTTGACCGTTCCGCCGCTTTGAGGTCGACGAGTCTCTGCTGCATCCGGGCGATCTGCCGGGACTGCGCTAAATCCGGACGGCTAACGACGCGTTCGTACACGGCGTCGGGCACGGGGGACTCACCGACAAGCCAGTCCGACAACTGGTTCCACGACACCGAGGTCCATATCGGATCAAGCAGTCTCGCGCTCACTTTCTCGGACTCCATCACTTCTGTCATGTAGTCGAGGATCTCGCCTTCGGGCAACCCCTTCGCCCTCATGTCACGCAGTTCGTTGAGGATGCCTTCCCGTACCGACGGCTCCATGCCAGCGAACACCGCTGCCACATCGTCGACCGCCGAGATCCGGTCGGCTTGCACGATATGGCGGAAATCACCGGCCTTGCCTTCGAGAGCCATCTGTACGGCTTCTCGCGAGAAACCGGTGTCCGCGGAGATGTCGGTGACGGCACGGTAGTTGCCGGCGGCTCTGACATCGTAGTAACGGTTGACGGCACCGAAATACATCTCGAGCACATCCATAACGCTGACCGTCGTTGGGTCTATGTTGAGAGCGTCCATAACGGTGTCCGCGAAGTTCTCTGGCGTGCTCCCTCTGCCGACCGCACCGTACGAGGTTTGCCTGTGTGCTATCCCTAACCATTGGCCCCGGTCCGGGTTCTTTTTGAGTCGGGTCGCCTCCGGGCCCGTCCCGAGATCCTCCCACTGGCCTTCCATGATCGGCCTGTCGCCGCTAGTCATCTGGTGAAGCTCCAGCAGAACCTGCCCCTGCTCGGCTTCACGGATAACCGCAGCGGCCCGCTTCATAGCGGCCGGTGTGTCCAGGCCGGACAGATCGGTGCTGACTTCGGGTCGGGGTGGGGTATCGAGCAGAGAACCAGACGGGGCAGCGGGTTCGACGAGTCGTTCCTTGACCCGAGACAACGGAATGGCGGCGTCGACCCGGCGTTCGGCAACCGCTATGTCGTCCCGCAGCTTTTCGCCTTGCACAAGTTTGCGATCCAGTTCTTTCTCCAACCGGGCGACCGTCGCCGCGCCCGCATCATCGTTGACGGCACGCTCATACCGATCCAGAGTCGCCCGCAGTTCCGACTGCAACATTTGATGCTGGGTACGCAGCGCCGTGGCATGCGCCTTCGCGAACCCGAGCTTCTCACCCTCCGACGCAAACCGTTTCGGATCAGGCGGCGGCGGCAACTCTGCGTTGACGGCCTCACGGACATCAGCCTGCCGGGCCGCTCGAGCAGCACCAGTCCACAACTTGTCGAGCTTCTTGACATCACGATCCCGTTCGATTTCGAGCCTGCGGCGTTCCTGCGCCACATACTCGGGCATCGCCTCCGGTTCGAGTTGCGCCGGGTCGATACCGCCGTCCACGTCCGGTCCGAGCTCCACCTTTTTGGCTGTGTCGGCTTCCGACACCTCCCGCACCGCAGCGTCAACCTCGTCCATCTTGGCGCCGAGTTCCGGGTCGATCCGACCGGACTCCCAATCGTCGTACGCTTTGAGGTCGTCGAGTTCCGGTCGCAACGTCGCCGGCAGATCCGCGTAGGCGCGTTCGATGATGTTCGTCAGCGTGGCGTCGTTCAACCCGGCTGCGACACCAGCCCGATACTGCTCAACGAGCGGAAGGAACACCTGGTCGACGTTGAAGATCGCTGCACGAGACTGCGAGATGGTGAGCCCGGCAGCGTCAGCGATCGTTTCGGCGTGCATCAGGACGCGTTGCGTGGCGACCATTTCGCGACCCAAGTCGGCTTCGATCCGATGTACCTCGCGGGCGAACGCCCGGTTGTCTGTCCCGAACCGTCCGACCATGTTCGCCCACCGGCCGGGGTTCTGGTTCGAGTACGTTTGCGCCGCACGACCCACCCCACGGACAGCGGGTCCGCCACCCTTTTTGGCGGCAAGGAAGATGAGGCGAGGGAGCAGCGACAGTTGAGCGTTGTCGACGGCTTCGCCGAGGCGGGCGACCTTACGAATGCCCGCACCCGTGCCAGCGACCACCTTTTCGGCGGTCGAACCGGGAGTCATCTTGCCGGCCAACCCGGTGCCAGGGATCTGATGAGGGGCACGTTTGGCGGCGCCAACACCGGTTGACGGGGACAGCACCGAACGGGACAGAGCCGAACCGACACCGCCGGGGCGCATCGCCTTAGCACCCAACGCGCCCGCTTCCTCCACGGTCAACATCGCGTTGCCGATAGCGGCGCGCCCGGCGATCTTCCCGGCGATCGCGCCGCCCATACCGACGTTGCCGATGTCCTCGAACGCCAGATCAAGAATGTGGCCTTCGTTCCATGCGTCCACGTACTGCGAGAAGTCGCCCTTGCGGGCTTCGTTGATGCGGCCACCCGTGCGGGTCGCCGAGTCGGCCATCATCGCCGTCAGAGGAATGTAGTCATGGAAGGCGTTGGACAGCCCGTACTCTTTGGTCGGCAACCCCTGTTCGTCGATGTAGTCCTTCGTTTTTTGGGTGAGGTTGTCGTTGTTGTAGATGTCGCGGCCGTTGAGCCCACCGGAATAACGGTCCCAATCTATGTCGCCTCGAGCGGCGTCGAGCCCGATCTTCAACGGGGCGACAGTGGTCCAGGCGGCTTGTTCGGTGAGCATCGCGATAGCTGGACCGATGCCGCCGATCATGGCGCCGAGTTGGCCGGGGAGCGATCCCCAACCACCCTGACCGCCGCCACCACCGGCGGGTTTGGTTGGGAACACCGGGACGGGAGCACCGGGACGCGGTTCGGGGGTCGGGGTGCCGCCGGGTGCCGTTTGTCCACGACGGGCCCGCATCTGCGCTACCGCGTCATCGGCCGGTGACGGACCGTCGTCGGGTGTCGTCGTCGGTGGTGCCGGGGCGCGTGGTGCCGTGGGCGCGGACCGTGGACGCGGCGGAGCAACCCGAGTGGGTCGGGCGCGTGGCGTGCGGTTGCCAGCCAACAGCGACGAGAGTCCCCGTGGGGCCATTACGGCTGCCGGGCCTCAAGAAGGTCGAACACGATCTGGTCGATCCGGTTGTTCATGTCGAGCGGCGGGTCCATGTACCTGGTCAAAGTGTCATAGAGGACATCCAACGTCGCATCGAAGTCGGCGTCGTTGAGAACAGTCAACGCCTCATTCCAACGGTCGTGCCCCTTCAACTCCCCGTCCTCGATCCAAACGGCTTGTTCGGCGGTGTCGATCGACATGCCGGACGGCAACTCTTGGATGTTCGCCTCGAACGCTTCGGTGCGCTCCCTCGCGTTCTGGGCATTGAGGTCAGCGTCCGACACCGGCAAGCCCGCCTCGTAGCGTTGAAGCGGCGACATCGTGGACGCGGCCCGATCCATCTGCGAGTTCTCGAACCCGGTTTGCGCTCGCCACGCCGCATCAGCAGCGCGAGCATCAGAGTCGGCCTGCCTGGCATCCGAACCAGCCTGTTCGGCGTCGTCAACCAGACTGTTGTACCCGGTCAACTGATCGTACGCTGCCGCTGCGGACCCGCCCGGCTCGTACGCCGCGTCGTAGTCCAAAGCGGCCAACAGTTCCTCCGCGTTGATGTTGTATTCACCGGTTTCGTTCGCCTGGATCGCCGCCAACGTCATCGCCTGACGCATCGCAGCGGTAGCAGACGCCGCCTCACCAACACCCGCCGGGCGACCGCCATCCTCGCCACCCCAACGCGAACGACGTGTGTTCGCCCCGAACGCTGGGGTGTCCACCCCGAACGCCGGCATCATAATGTCGAACAGAGGGCTGTCTTGGAGACGGGCCATCTGATCCGGTGTCATCAAATCCTGCAACGACGGCATGTTGAGCGCCGGTGGACGATCCGGTAGCGAACTTCGGTTGACCGGAGGCAACGCCGCCGGTGTGCTGCGGTTCGCTCCACCATGGAACGGCGACGGTGGGGGAACCGGGACCGGCGCAGCAATATCGCCAAGACCGAGAGACGGCGGGTCCGGCACCTTCGGAGTCGGCCGCAAACGTGCCATCCGTTGTTCCTCAGCCCGATCACCCTGGCGGAGAGGCCGGACCGCTGGAGGATGACTCGAAGTCCAGTCAAGCTCAGCCTGCGCCCGACGCATGTCACCCTCAGTGGCATTCCGGGTGTTTATCACCTTGTTGCGGCCGCCCGCCGTCGCACGATTCAACTCGGAGATCGCGTCACCGATCAACCCGCCGCCACCGTCGTCGCCGATAGCGCCACGCGTCAACAGCGAACGGAGCTCGGACTGGTTCATCGAACGTGCCTGCGTCGACCCGCCGCCGCCACCACCACCGCCGCCACCACCGGACGAACGGGAAGCGGCAGCCTGTTGCGCCTCGAGACGCAATTTGTCGAGCCGCCATTGGGCGTTGATCTGATCCACCTGGCGTTGCCCCGCCGTCTCAGACGCACGAACCTGAAAGTCCGACTGCGCGTTGATCGGAGCGACCGCCCGAGCAGCCTCGTCGCCGATCAGCGAACGAGCAGCCTCAACCGACGCGTTGTAATCCGTCATCCTCTGCGACCTTGACGACGCGGACGCGGAAGCGATCGCCTCACCTTCGGTCATCGACGCGATCCGGTCGTCGTACGCGCCGGCGATCCCGGCAGTCGGCATCGCCCCCGCAGGAGCGCCCCGAGACGTGGCTTCGGCCAACGCCTGCTCCACGGCACCGTGCTTCTGTTCGCCGAGCTTCGCCTGAGCCTCCTGATACGCGGCGACACCTTCCATCCCTGATTCGGCTTGAGCCGCCAAGATTTCGGCGGAAGTGATCGGAACAGTCTGCGTGCCCATATCTATGAAGCCCTCGGTGGGAGATTGTAGATTTTGCGCGTCATCGCTTCTTCTTCGGCGGCGCGCTTGTCCTGTTCGGCCTTCGACCGCTGGTACGCCGCCTCGTCAGCTGCCTCCCGCCGCTTCCACGAGTCCTCGGTGGCGTCAGCGACCGCCTTCTGCGTCGACTGACGGGTTTCCTCACCCAACACCGTTTCCATCGCGCCAGTGCGGAGTTGCCCGCCGATCTGCTGGAAAGCATCCTCTGCGGCGCCGATCCCCTCGGCCTCAGTGCGAGCAATGTCGGACTCGGCGGCGCCAACGTCCTCAGCCTGCCGGGCGTACCGGGTGTTCGCCTCACCAGACGAATGGATACCGCGCCGCAACAGATCCGCCGTCACATTCTCCTTGCCACGCGCCGACGACCGCCGCAGATCAGAACGGGCGTCCGACGCCCGCCGTTTCGTGCGACCGATCTGCTTCGTCGACCGATCCTCCGCCTCGTCAAGATTCATACCCAACCCTCGAGTGAACGCCAACAACGCCGGCGAGGGTCGGGGGGCGTTCGGGTACGAAATCCCGAAGTCGGCCATCAACCCCGACAGTGCATCGTTTTGTACTTCGACAGCCATCAGAGGGTCCTTACGTTCGGGTCCAGATCAGCGGGATACGGACGGTGTATTGGTAGGTGATCGAATCTCCTGCTGCGTACGTCATGCCTGCTGGTATCACAACACGAACAGTAGTCGCAGATTCACGCCGAATGGTGCTGTCGGTCAACACACCCGCGTCAGAGTGTGTAGCCTGCCCGACCGCCACATCATCAGGAACAGCATCATCGAACGTGTAATCGTCAGGCAACGACAGTGTGACGACACCGGTCGGATACGTTGCGCCGCTGGTACCGAACAGCACTTTGCCGGCGATCAACAACTGGTCGTTGGAAACAGTCCAGTCGGCGACGTTGACCGGGTTGCCTCCCGAACCGATGACCATGTTGACCAGAGTCGGCCCGTACTGCCCTGATCGGAACGCCACCTTCGAGTACATCCACGCCAAGTAGTCCTCGAGTTCGCGGTCGTGTTGTTCGCCTGCCCCGGCCTTTGTTGCGCCTTGCGGTAGGAGGTCGACCATGTGTTGCCGGACCCGGTATCGGAACGGGGACGTGATGTTCGGGTCGGGTTGCGGCGGGCTCGTGCCGGTCCCCACACCGTGTGATGTGACATCGCCGAGAGTTGACGCACCGGTGCCGGTGATGGGCCCCACCAAGAATGTACCTGTGCCGGCCGAGGTCACGTCAGCGAGAGTGGACGCGCCCGTGCCGGTGATGCCGGGTGGCGTGTAGGCGCCGACACCGGCCGATGTCACGTCAGCCAGGGTGGATGCCCCGGTGCCAGAAATGTCGGGCGGTGTGTAAGCGCCCGTCCCGGCCGATGTCACATCGTCGAGAGTTGAGGCGCCGGTCCCCGTGAACACCGGGACGGCGGAGGTGCCAGAACCGGCGGACGTTGCATCGTCCAGGGTCGACGCGCCCGTGCCGGAAATAGGAGCAGGCGTGTAAGCACCTGTCCCGGCCGACGTGACATCGGCGAGCGTGGACGCGCCTGTGCCGGTGATGGCGGGCGGGGGGGCCGCTACGCCGACCTCGATGACAAGCCGATACGACGCCGACGACCCGCCTGTGTCGTTGTTTGCACCCGGTGACGGGCTGAACGCTCCCGAGACATCGGACCAGGTGACCAACGAATACCCGGTTGGTGACGTGCCCCATCCGAGGGCGGTGCCGCCCGTCGTGGCAGAGCCAACCTTCGGGTCGTTCGCCCCGGTGAGTTGTGCGGTTTCGTCGGCGGGCGTGACCGTTGACGCCCTGTTGGCGTTGCCAGAGAACACGGCGATGGTCCTCGAACCTGGATCAGCGAGGGCGTCGATGCCGTCAGACCAGTTCCAGCCGTACGGGTAGTCGGTGACGGTGCCGAGCGTGCCAGTGGCGTCGTCCATCGCGACGATGTCGCCGCCGTTCGGAATGCGTATTACCTGCACAGCGATCGAGCTCGGCGCAGTCGAGTACGACACCGTGAGCGCGCCGGAACCAGAACCGACGCATTGGCCTTGGATCTCAAAGACCTGGACCCGCCGATCAGTCGCCGTGTTCCACAGGCTTGTCGTCTGCCCGAGCGTGTCCGACACGTCAGTCCAGGTGTTCGACCAGCCAGCCAGGGTTGCCGCCACCGAACCCGACGCGACGAACGACGTGACGATCGCCACATAGGCGTCCCCCGCCACATATGAACCCGACCCGGTCGCCTGCGACGACGCACCCGGTGTCTCATCTAAGAACGAGATGACCTCGGTCGGATCGCTGTGGGGGGTGTCCGTGAACTCTGTATCAGGGGCGAACATCAACTGGATGCCCACGCGTCCGTCAGCGGTCGTGCCCGCCATATCAAGAACCAGATCAACGGACACGCCCGCTGTCGTGTGGTCCTTCTCACCGAAGTCGAGGCCGATCCCGTTGCTATCGTTCGTCGGGTTCTCAAGCCCGCCCGTACGGGACCACCCGGTACCGGACGTGATCGAAAACGGCGAAACGTCGGAGCCGTCAGTAGCGCCAACCCAAACCCCGAGACAATCATTGACCGCCGTAGTGACCTCAGGAATCGTCAGACTGGTGCCGGTGGCGCCTTGGCCTGCCCACGCGCCGACACGATGCGGACCGGTCGTGCAGGCTCCCGTGATCCGGATACAGACCGCAACGTTCGTGTAGAAATCGAGGTTGCTGCACTCAAATACCAGCGGCCATGTCTCGGTTCCGGTCGCCTCACGCAAATAGATGCCAAGCTGGACATCGGCCCGGTTATTGCCGTGGGAGATCCGCTCATACACGTCCGGCGACGTGATGTTCGGCATGTAGTTGTTGTTCGACTGCTCACTGGCAGCGATGACTAGAATCGTATCGCCCGCAACCAAACCGGTCGGCTTACCGAGCGAAACGGTAGCATCGTCGCTGACGCTGCTGTGTGTCGTCCAACCTGTTTCGAGTACCGGGACTGTCATGGCCCCTCCCTTCGGGGAAGGGAAGGATCAGGGGTTGCCGGCGGTGTAAACGAGGCTCGACACAGCGACGTTGCCGCCCGCCACGAACGCCACACTGTCGAAGTTGATGTCCGAGCCTGATGTGCCGACATCGAAGTCGACGACGGCAGCACCGGCCGAGGTGGCGAGCCGACCCCAGGTGGCGGTCCCGGTCGCATCTGCTGACGTGTCGTCTGAGATGGCGCTGAACGTCAGCACACCCGCCGATGCCGCCGGCGCGGATGTTACCGACAAAGCGAGTTCGGCGAGCTTGGTGGTTTCTGCTCCACCGGTGGCAGGCCGAGTACCGCTGAACACACGGAGAAGCCCGGACGCGCCGATCGAACCGGGGATCTCGTCCATCATATTGCTGCGTGTCGTCGCCACGATTCCGAGTGTCATGCGTTCTCTCTCTCTCGTTTCTCGTCGGCCTCTTTCGCGAGGCGTTCGCAGTCCTCGCGGGTTAAACCGGGTGGCGGCGTGAACGTGCCGATACCGGTAGCGGACGGGGTGGGTTCGGGTGCTTCGTTCATGTCCGACACACTAACCCGTTCACGTCCGAGCCGTTCGGACATCAACAAGCGCGACAACATCCTGGATCGCGACACCACGCAGCGCCGGGAACCGGATCTGGAACCCGTTGGCCCAACCCTGCTCTCCGAAACTGGCCCGCCAAGAATCCGGTGTCCCATCAGCAGACGCAGCCTCGCAAGCCTCAACCCACGGTTCAGGGTTGGTGGTTACGAGCCCGCCGCCGTACGGCCCGAGTGCGTCAATAGTGACCCGCATCTGGTTGAACGTGTCAGCCACACCGGACGCCCACTTACGGAACTGGATCACCAACGATCGGACCCGCACCTGCCGTCCCTGCCCGTCATACCAAGCTGGCAGCGTGAAAGTACCGGTCACAAGATCGGTGTCGCCGTAGTCGACCGGTGCCGCCCAATCGTCATCGTTGTGCGCCGGACGGGCGTTGTCATGGGCGAACGACAGCACCGCCGGAGCGAGCCCGACCTGATCGTTTCGGACCATCGCGAAGATCACACCGTCAGGCATGTCGGCGGCGTCGGTGACAGTCGCAGGCGCGAGCGCCCCTAAATCGAACGGTGTGAAGTGTCGGGTCCAAGCGTTGTCCTTCCACAACAACCAGTCGGTGCCAGTAGTCGACGAGTCCTCGCCCGCCAAAATCAAGGTGCGCGCGGTCGGCGTCACGATGCAGGTGTGACCCTTGAACGGCAAGGCTCGAGGGTCGAGGCGTTGCGTCTCGTCGAGGTCGACGCGTTCACCATTCCAAAACGCCGGGACCTGCTGCGTCGGCCAGTACACGACACGGTTGTCGGTCGTGACGCTCGAGGTGCGATGCTCAACCGGGCCGTTCCCCACGATGTCCTCACGGATGAACGCCTGGTTGCCGAGCACACCAGAAATCGACCACCAACCCGACTTTTTGCCGCAGTACAGGGTGTTGTAAATCGGGATCAGAGCCGTGACCGGTTCGTTGTTGCCGATGTCGTAGTAGTTGTTGAGCGGCCACGTATCGAAGTCGGCTCCGGACGCATCAACTTTGCTGTACCAGATCCGCCACGGAATGTTCTCGTCGACCCCAACCATGAACGCACCCCATCGGACGACCATCGACAACGGGCCCGGCGTGGTGATCGGCGCCGTCGCGTACGCCACATGCTTGTAGAGCACACCGTCATACAACGAATACAGGACGCTGTTGCCGCGAACGAAGTCGACGGGTGACGACGCCGACACCGGATATGTTGCGTACCCGGTCGCGGTCGCAGGGTCGGTCATCGGGAACTCGTACAAGTCGTCGAGGACGACCAGGAGCTTGTTGCCGTACACGTCGAACCCCATCGGACCGTCAACGACGGGATGCGTTGGGAGGCCGTTGACGGTGATCTGCTTGAAGCCGGCTCGGGGACCGATCAGACCGGATCGGTACAGTTTGACGTTGCGACCCGAGAACTGGTCTTTGGCGGCACGCGACGGATCGAGATGCCCGTAGTCGCCACCCCGAAAGTCGTTCCACCGGATCGCGAAGTCGACCACAACCTAAATCCAGCTTCCTTCTCGCACCCGGATACGAACCGGGCCGGTGGTGCGCCGTACGTCACGCCGGATGCGCTGCACCCATTGGAGGTACTCGGCGAGATGCGCTGCGGCTGCCGTGCGGTCGTCCTCACGGATCGACAACAGTTCAGCCGCCTTCGAGATGACCGCACCGGCGAACTGGTCGGGCATCGTCAACGCATCGGCGTCGTCGACCAGTGCGGCGCTCGTCCGATAGTACAGATGGATGAACGTGTAATCGGTCGCGGGGACCGGGCGAACCTCAATCGCGTTGCCGATCGCCGCGAACACTTCGGGTTGACCGCTCTGCGTCAGATCACGCAAATACAGATCCGATGGCGCGATCGCCGATAGTTCGTCGTCGCCGATGAACAACGAACGGGTCGCCCGCCAATCAGACGGCATCGACAACGCAGTCGTCGGCGCCGAAATCGTCGGGTTGGCGACAGCTTCCTGCCACGGCCACCGCTGCTCCGTTTCGAGCGTTTGGACCGCCTGGTTGATCGCGTCGTCGAGTGCGTCGTCGCCGTTGAACCGGTCCGTGATCGCGATACCGCACCTCGAACGGGTCAGGCGGCGCAACAGCATCAAGGAAACGGTCATCACATGTCCTGTCTGAAAGCGTGCGCCAGACGCGGTGCCGCTTCCTCAGTAATCCATTCGTCGAACGCCGACTTCTTGTCGGCGTCGATCTTGTCGTTGTGAGCGTTGTTCTCGACGAACAAATCCCGTTGCACCCGACGCGAGTCGTAATCGCGTAGCTGCATCAGGACTCGTTCGTCGAACAAGACGCCAGGTTTCGAGCGGCACACCATCCGATACTTGTTATCGACCTCGCAACGCCAAATCTCCCATCGCGGGTCGTTCCAGTAGACGGCGAGACGCTCGTCGCCTTCCCAGCCGATCACCGGGTCCCCGTAGTGGAGTTTGTCGATCAACTCGGTCATGCCGGCGTCCATCCATAGGGACCGGCCCCCCACATGTTCGGGGTGAATCATTCCTGGCATCACTGAACCTCCTCGCGGGTAGAGAGAACTCGTGACCGGGACGGGCTAGGGAACCGCGAGGAAGCTCTACACTCGCCCCGGTCACGAACCGTTGGCATCAGGGGGTCAGGTCGTTGATGCGTGCGTGCGCGTTGCGTGCGTCCGTGGCGCACTCCATGTAGTTGAACAGAGTGGCACCATACGCGTCGATGCCGGCGACACGGTTGAGGACTGCGCCGTCCTCGTCCATGAACTCCCAATCCGACATGCGATAGTTCTGCATCCGCTTGGTGGTGATCCCGAACGCCGTCCCATCGGGGCAGTCCTTGTCCCACATCATCGACACCGTGTTGGCGCCGGTCTGGCCCTGCGAGATCGAGGACATGTTCAGCCCCCGGTAGCCGCCGGGCAGTTCGGTGGGCGTGTTGAACTGGCGGAGCGCCGTGAACAACGCAGCCGTATTGCGAGAGACACCAGCGGACGTGATCCACAGGTTGATCTGCTCACCGGAAGCGATGTTCACTTCCTGGTCGGCTTCGATGAACATGTCCTCCGACACGGCACGCGGGGTGCCGCCGTTGTCGTTGACGAACGACACCCAATTGGGGACCGTCGTCGGGTTGATGTTCCACAGCGTGCCGGAACTGTTGATCTGCGTCTGCAAACCGGTCAGTTCCTTCTGGCCTTCGCCGCCGTCGATGCCACCGGCGCCCTCGCGGAACACGAAGTGGATCGCGGAGGTGGTGACAGCGGCACCGGAAATGGTGATCTTCTTCCCGGCAACGTCGACAGCCGAAATGGTGCGGGTCGTCACGCTGACCACATCGGTATCGGCGACCGTGCCGATGTCGACGGTCATGCCGATGAGGAACTGGCGCATCGCCGACGCCGGCGTGGTCGCGGCGAGCACGACCAGAGTCGCGGCCGACGTGACACCACACGTTGCGATGACACCGTTCGAGGTGCCGAACAACTGACGGTTCACGTCGTTCTTGAGGTCGCGGACGACACCCTGAGTTTCCGACTCGACGGCTCGGGTGAACGAACCCCGATCGGAACCCATTGAACGGATCGTCGGTCCGCTGATCTGGATGCTGCCGTAGTTGTACTTGAGGACGACGCGTTCCTCGGAGTACCCCTGGTTGCCAGCGGTGGGCAGAGCGCCGTTCTCGGCGCGGGCGCCGACACCGTGGTTGCGGTTGGTGTTGATGGAGAGGACCGCTCGGCGACCTTCAACATCTTCGGAGTTCTGCTCTACCTGAGAGAGCAAAAACACCTCGTTGTTGAGGACGTTGCGGACCATCGGGAGATAGAACTCCTTGAGGGCCGCGTCGGCGGTGGTACGGGTGAGAGACATGGGGAAACCCCACTTTCGGTGAGAGGATGTGTTGTCGTCTTGGACCGTTCACCAGGAACCGCGTCCCGTCCGAGCTGGGCTCCTGGCCCCACACTCGCTCTCGGCCGAGCACCAGGCTCCGCACCGATTCACTTGTTGATGTTACACACCTCCACACAAAACTGTGCGATGGTGCGATTTACGTCAGGTGCTGCCGGGGTCGTTGCGGGCGGCGAGCATCGCTGTCGTGCGTTTGCGTGCGTCCTCCCACGAAGTGACCTCATTGTGCTGGTTCGACGGGGTGCCATCGGGCGCCGGTGTTGCCCTGGTCCCGTTCTTGATGCCGTTCACGTAATCGTCGACCGCTGCCTGCTTCATGTCGGCAACGAACTTGACGCCGGCGGCGAGGTCGCCGTCAGCATGGTTGTTCGTGTACCACAACGCCAGGAACCCGGCCCCGGCCTGTTGCGGGTCGTCGGAGCGGGCATCGAACCCTGCTTCCCGAAGTTTCGCGAACACACCATCAACCTCTACCTTACGGTTGGCTTCCTGGTCCCGGTTCGCTAACTCCTGGGCGACGAGCTCGGACACCTTCTCGGGTGTCAGAGTCGCCGGGTCGACACCATCGGGGGTGAGTTCGCCGGCGGCTGCCGCGTCGGCTGCGGCCCGCTGCTCCGGTGTCGCCGTGTTCGGGTCGACGCCGTGTTCGGCGAGGATGGCTTCCGATACCGCCTGGAACCGTGACGCAGCGGACACCGGGTCGGTGCGGAATTCTCCCATCAACTGCGTCCATGCCTGCTGGTCGTCCGGGGTGAACTGGTCGTACTCGGCGAGCACGTCCTTACGGTCAGCGAACTGCTGTTCGAGGTCGCGGGCTTGGGTCCGGTACCGGGCGCCCTCGGCCCGGATGCTTTCGACGTATCCACGGTCGAACACCGCTTGATCGGCGGCGAGGTCCCCTAGAACGTCCGGGGCTGTGTCCCCTGACGGCGGTGCGGAAACCGGTTCAGGTGTTGGGTCTGCCGCTATTGGGGGCGCGGACTGTCCACTTGACGTGTCCCCTCCGCTGTCCGCTACCGGTTCGGGTGTTGGCGCTTCACTCGCTGGTGACATCTTCTGGTTCCTCGCTGTTTGGTTGTAGCCCCGGCTGCTGTTGCGGTGGGGGCTGAGATTCCTGTTCGGGGATCATGTCGGCTGGGATCGACGTTGTACCTGGTGCGGCTGCTTGCAGCGCGGCGGCGTCAGCCATCGTGCCAGCCGGCAGAACCGTGGTGGCTTCGGTTGGGAGCATCGCTGCGGCAGGCGAGAACCCTGCGGCCTGCATTTCTTGTGCGGCCTGCTGCGCCGCATATAGTTCGTGGCCGGCAAGATGCATACGAATGATGGCCTGGATTTCTTCCGGTGAGTTCTCGTAGCGTTCCGACCGAACGAAATCGCGGTGGAGACGAATATGGTTCTGGTGGTCGTCGATCACGTCGATCGTGCGAGCCGAACCGGTCGCCATCCAATAGTTCTCGCGTTGCGCCTTCGCCGTGTCCGGGTCGATACCAGCCAACAGATCGTCCTGATCGGGCAGATCGGCGACCTTCGCCAACTCCCACGGCGTTGTGATGATCCCACGATCGTACAACTGCATCGCGTACGCCGCCTGAGCGGCGCGGGACCGAGGCATCACAGAATCCAACGGCACGATCGCGGTCGTCTGCTCAAGATCAGGACCAGTCCATTTGACGACTTCGGGGACACCGGTCGGCATCCGAATCATCGACGATCGGGTTTCCTTCACGTTCTTGGCGTACAACTCGAGAACCATCGACGCGACCCGCCCCCAGCACTCGCCGAGAGCCTTAGCGAACGACCCGACCGGGGTGTCGTCGTTCTCGGACAGGATCGACAAAGCGATCCCCGATTCGACACCGGCCGGTGCCTCGCCACGCGAAATGTCGTGGACCGACAAGATGTCGTCGAGAGCGTCGCCCAACATGCCCGGTTGTCTGATCCACCAGTCCGGCATCGACGGAGGCGACTTGTACTCAGGTTCGACCCCGTTGATCGGGTTGTACTCGACAGCTTCGCCGGCCATGTCGGTCAGTTCCTCAACGTCATCGACGGAACCGTTCGGAATCCACAGACGGGCGTTGCCAGCCAGTTTGATGTGTTCCACGATCGACGACCACGACGCGTTCAGGATCGCCTGCACCGGGACCGCATCGGTGACGGGGGTGTGCCCGGTCCAGATGCCGTGGATCGGTTCGACGACAGCGAGCCCAATGTTGAGCCGATCAGTGAACGGGAAAGGCCACTCGGCGTGTTCGACCGGTTCCTGACCGACGACCGTCATCACCTGACCAGGGTTCTGACCGGTCGGCCGCTCATAGTAGGTGAGGACCATCGTCAACGGGATGTTCTCGCCTCGCTCTGAGCGATCCGCTAGCCTCCAGATCGTTTCGACCGCTCGGGCGTCCGCAGCCGGTTCCTTCTCAAGCCCGAACATCTGTTGCACTTCGGCGGGTGGGAGAGCCTGCCCACGAACCCACCATCGGGCTTCCTCGCCGTTGCGGGTCCCCGGATCGAAAGCGATCTCGTGGAGGGACACGACAGTCAGTTTCACGTCGCCCGTGTGGACCGGTTGTCCGTCGTTGTCGGCGGCGACCTGCACACCGACACGGTGGTCCCACTCGACGCAGATCCCGGCGACACCGGCCTCCCAAACACAGTTCGCGTGGTCGAGCCGCAACCCTTCCCAATTCTGTCGCAGATGGGTTTCGGCTAGAGCCGCCTCAGCGGTCCGCGATGCTTTCGTGGACGCATCATCGGGTGAGGTCGGTGGGACATCGAATATGAGCGACCGGCGCGTCAGCTTCGCCATCGTGCGTCGAGTGTCCGGCCCGATGCGCGGCACCGACGCCCTCACACGTTGTGGGGAACGAGGGAGTTCCTCGAGACGCCCCGAAGCACGATTCCAGTACACCCATTGCCGGTTCCTGATGAACGCACCGTTCACTGACGCCTGTTCGCGTTCGACACGAGTCGACTTGATCCCCTGTTCCCAGGCGTCCCGAACCTTCTTGGGTGTCATCTGTGTCATGTCCATGTCAGGTCAGCCCTTCAACAAGCACCGGTTCCACGGCCGGTTTCGGGTCGGCTGCCGCCCGACCGGCTTGCCGATCGAACGCGATGATCTCGCCGCTATGGCGGGCGATGGCCCGATCGACAAGGGCGCGGCGTTCCGCCGACCAGTTGTCTCTCTCGCGCTGGTGTAGGAGCACCAGCACACACGCCATAGCGGCGAGCACGGCGACCGCACCAGCAAGGATGACGACCGCCGCGATCATTCGTCGGACCCAACCAACGACACGACCTCAGGGGGAAGGTCGACGCCGACGAACGACGCAGCGTTGAACACGTCGCGGAGCGCCGCACGCAACTGGTCGTTGTCGGCGCGCATACTTTCGAGCTCGGCGTTCTTGACCTTCACCTCGTCACGGGTGCCCTTCGGCACCACCTTGAGGTCGAGCTGGGCGTTCAACACCTCGACGCCCTTCTCGGAGATGCACAACACACCGAACGGGGGCATCCCCTCGAGGTCGACATCGAGTTGGACGATCCGACCGACTTTCGCCGGGTCGGACTTGCGGAGAATCAGACAGGCGCCGGTAGCGGTGTCAATCGGGAACGCTTCAAGGGTTTTCATGCTGGTTAGAACCTTCCAAGGGTTTGATGATACTTGTTTGCCTTCTCGCGTTTGCGGATTCGTTCCCACATGATGTCGGCGGCGCTCGTCGGTTCCGCCTTGTGATGTCGGGCGTGAACGGCCCGCTTCGCTAGTTCGCCGGCAGCGTACGACAAGCAGTCCACCATGTCGTCGTACTTGGCGACCGGGAACGTCAACACTTCGTCTAAGAAGTCGGACACCCACTCAGCGTGATCCGGTATCCAAATGCGGCCGGCCGCAGCGAGCGCCGCCGCCGTTTCGGCGCGTGCAATCTTGTTTTTGTCGGGTGTCAACCAGCGGACCACGACACCGTTGCGTTGCACCTGGCTGAACATCGACAGCGTGGCAGCCTGCTTCTCGATGCCGACCCATGCCGGCTCGAACGTGTCCCACACCGACTGGATCAGCGGGGCGTGCTCGTGGTGTTCGGCGCGGACCCGCCGCATGTCAAGCAACGCCAGAATCGTGTTCTCGCCCGGCACCACACCCCACGTCGCTATCGCCGTGTAATCGGAGCGTTGGGTGCGGGTGTACGCCGGGTCCATCGTCGAGAACTTCCACACCTCGGACGCATCGACGATGTGATCCCCGAACCGGTAATACGCACGATCGTTGTTCTCGAACCGGGCGTACTTCCCGAACCATTCCCTCTTGAACATGCCGCCGCCGAGCGGCACGGGGCGCTGCTGATACAACGACGCCCACGGGCCCGGCCCGACATCTATCCGGATACCTGACAGTGCTTCCTCGTCGTAGCGTTCCGGGCACAACGCATCACCAGGTCGGCGACCGAGAGCGTCATTTTCCTCGGCGATCGCCGGCAGCCGAACCCGTTTGATCCGGGCGCCGCCAACGGGCGGATTCTTGACAAGTCTGCCGATCAGATCGTCCTCATGCCAGCGGGACATGATGACCAAGGTCTTAGCGCCGGGTTCGCGGCGAGTCAGGAACGTCGACTGCCACCACTCCCACAGTTTCTCGCGCATCACCGGCGACTGCGCTTCCTCAGCGTTCTTGATCGGGTCATCCACGATCATCAGGTCGCCGCCCTTGCCGGTGATCGGACCGTTCGCACCAGCGGTACCCATCCCAACATCGGAGCCGACGAGTTGCCAACGGGACGCCGCACGCGACGTGTCGTCGATCTCGACACCGAACAGGGAGCCGTGCTCAGCGACGATCTCGCGGGCGGCGCGTCCATGGGTTGCAGCGAAGTCTGCTTCGTACGAGGCGAGCATGACCCGTTTCCGATATTTACAGATGAACCATGCCGGCGTCCACCTCGAGCACGTCAACGTTTTGCCGTGGCGGACGGGTTCCTCAATGACGAGGATGTCGCAGTCGTCCTCGTCGATCATCGACACGATCAGGTCGGATGTGTGAATGAGATGCTTGTACGGTTCCCATTGGCCTTTCGACAGGGCGACCGCGAACGTGGCGGGGGACCGCAGCATCATTTCGCGGTCGATTGTGTCGGCGACCCAGCGTTGCTCGCTGGCAGGCATCTTTCCGATTTCGTCGGGTGTCAACGCTAGGAGTTGATCCAACAGTGGGGAGTTCACGCCCGCATTCTGCCTCACAGGGTTGACGGGATACAACGATATGTGGCATGTTAGACCAATGCGTGACTCACGAACAGACGACTACGACTACGAAACCATGCTTACGGTGAATGAGGTGGCGGAGATGTTGAACGTGATCCCGCCGACTTTACGGACGTGGGTGAAACGCGGACAAGCTCCGACGAGTTACCGGATCAACGGCATGATCCGGTTCAAGCCCGACGACGTTGCCGCCTGGACGAAAGCGCAACGAACATGAACTGTGATCGGGTCGCCTGTCCGACGTGCCACGGAACCGGGGTGGTCGACGCGAGTCTCCCGACCGGAACCGTCCGGACCCGGACCCGGCGCACCGCGATGGACACCAGCGTCACCGCCGCCGTTCTACTGACTAGCGAAACGTGTCGCAAACACCACATTCGAATCCTCACGATTCTGCGTCGGCAGCCGCTCGGGTTGGCTGACTTCCAAATCACCGACGCATACAACAACGAGCACCCGGGGACATCGGCGTCCACGCTGCGGGCCCGCCGCTCCGAGTTGATGCACGCCGGATTCGTTGTCGATTCAGGGTGGCGCCGACCGACACGGGACACGGGTCGCCCGTCCGCTATCTGGTCGATCAGCGATCTCGGGCTACGGGCGTTGCACCAACTCGAGGACGCCAAGTCAACATGAGGAAGCCAGACGCCCACGTCTACTTCGCCGTCGCCCTCATCGTCGGACTGCTCGCCGGCGTCCAAGCCGTCGCCGGCCAACAGCGAACCATCGACGAAATCAGCGAACCCGCTACGATCGGAACACAGCTACCGGCTGGGACAACGGTTGTGGCCGGGACCGGGGCAGGGACGGTAGCCGCATCGTCCCTGCCCTCCCCGGCGCCGGTCGTCCGCATCACACCCCAAATCCAAGCCACCGACACGTTGCCGCCACCTCCCGAACCGATCGTGTGGGGATTATCCGGCACCACCGACACGTCACGTTGCACACAGTTCGAGCCGATGCTTACCGAACTCGCACCGCCGGCCGGATGGGACGTTGTGAAGATGTCGAAACTGATGCGCCGCGAATCGGGGTGCTGCCCGCAAGTCGCCACCTTGTCGTTCCCGACTTCTACGACGTGGCGCGAGTTGCGTGGCGGTGATGTCGCGACGGAAGCCTGCCAGTTTCTGCGGGTGGCATCTACATCGCATCGGTCGGACACCGGCCTGTTGCAGATCAACGGCATCAACTACGACCGGGCCCGGTGCGGGTCATCGTGTGTCGTTCACGCTACCCAAGCCGAACTAGGCGATCCCGTTACCAACATTCAGGCTGCCGCTGACCTCTGCCAATGGTGGGTCGATAACGGGTCGTCTTGTTACCAACCGTGGGGGACATCATGAGTGATCGGACAACATCGTCTGAAATGAACAGGATAGCCCAGGCGGACGATATTGTCCGCCGCAACCAGCACATCTTCGGCCCGTGGGAGCGCACCGGCCGTGAGGTTCGGTTGGTCAAGGTTCCCACCATTGTCAGGGGATTGAGTGCCACTGTCGTTACCTCCGAACGCCTATACATCGAGGTCAATCACGAACGGCGCAAGGTGTGGAAGTTCATCGGGTACGAGGAGAGGACGACGGAGTCATGACTGACACCCCGGAGTTCCCTACCCGCCGACCTAGACGCCCTCCGGGGCGAATGCCCGACGACATGTTCGCCAGACGTGACGCCGTGAGCGCCGTCGGATTCCCGTGGCACGTCGTCGATGGCGTTCCGAACGCAGATCGATATCACCTGCCTATGACGATCCCGCCCGCCGAGTGGTCGCCGCAAGAATGCTACGAATGTGAAGACGACGGCTGGTTCGACGACCTCGACAACGATGGCGGGTCGGTCCGCTGCTCGTCGTGTGGCGGCACGGGGCAGCACACCTTCGGGGTCGAAGTAAGGATGGACGATTGGGTCGGGCCGTACACCGTCACTAAGCGGGTGCACGTCGTCCAGACGTTGCCGATCGTGACGACCAGTGACTACGTCCCAAACGTCCCCTGCGTTGAGATCACCGATCAGGGATTGTTGATCCTGCACTACTCCACGGATGGGGTGATGCACTCATCGCTGGCGATCACCCTGCCACCCGACGCTGCCCCTGGTATGTACGCCATCGAACTGATGGTGACGCCGTGAGCCCCGCAAGCTACCCGACCTGTGTCGAATGTTCCCACGCCGTCATCGCACACCTCGACATCGACCGCACCGGCACCCGAGAAACCCGCCGGCCGTGACATGGTTGTACATCCCCTCACACTCGTGTCCCTCTGCGACGGATACGGAGGAACAGAACTCGCTCTCCGATCCGTGGCACAGGTACGAACCGTGGCTCGTGTTGAGCGGGACGCCTACGCAGCGGCCATCCTCGTGGAACGGATGGGCCAGGCGCGCCTGGATTCATGCCCTATCTGGGATGACCTCATCACCTTCGACGGCGCAGCGTGGCGCGGACGCGTGGATATCGTCGCTGCCGGTTTCCCCTGTCAACCGTTCTCGACCGCTGGCACCAGAGGCGGTACTGACGACGACCGATGGCTCTGGCCGGACATCGCACGGATCATCGCTGACGTGGAACCCGGCTTCGTCTTGTTGGAGAACGTCGGACAGCTTGTTGCCCACGGATTACCCGAAATCCTCTGTGCCCTTGCCGCGCTCGGGTTCGATGCGGAATGGGGTTTGCTCGCCGCGTCAGCCGTTGGCGCCCCTCACCGACGTGAACGGTTCTGGCTTGCGGCCCACCGCCCGATCGTCAGACGGGGCGAGCGGCTCAACGGCTCACTCACGAGCGGACTTCCGGCCGACGCTGAAACAGAAAGCGCAGCAGATGTGGGGTACGCCGACGGCGAGAGACGACCAGAAGTCGCCCGAAGCACACCTAGCAATGAAAGCCCGCATGGGTGGCGGTCGAACCGAACCGACCTCACTGACAGTCCAGGTCAAGATGTGGCCCACACCACGGGCCTCGAACGGCGAGAACCGGACCACCAAGAACGCCCCGAGCCACGGGACGACACACGGCCTGACGCTCGCCGGGGAGGCTTCCCGCCACGCCCCGACGACCACGACGGATGGGCCGACTGGATCACCCAGGGCGGACCTCAACCCGTTCTTCGTCGCCACACTGATGGGCCTCCCCCCGGACTGGCTGACGCACTCCACCTCGGCGGTAACGGACTCGTGCCGCAATGCGCTGCACACGCCTGGGCACAACTCATCGAACGGGGAGGCTTGACGTGATCCCGGCCGCCATCATCATCGCCGGCACCGCCGCCCTATGGGCACTCAAACTCCGACGCCCACGACCAACCCGCCGCAACCCA